GCAGCCGCCGACATTCTGATCGGTGCGATGGCCGCCATCGAGCAGGCAGGGTTTGAAATCGTTTTCTCAGTTCACGACGAATTTATTACAGAAGCCGCACTCAACAAGGACAACTCCGAGCTCGAGCGACTAATGGCAACACCGCCCTCCTGGGCACCGGACCTGCCGCTGGCTGCGGCCGGATTCACTTCACTTAGATACAAGAAAGATTAACCATGTTGACAAGCACATACATTCAAGCCCAAAATACAAGTGCCGTCGAAAACGGACGGTACGGGCTTGGCAGCCTGTTTTTGTCAACTGGCGCATTGCGCCACCTCTCGGGTGGTATTTTTGTGCGTGCTTGCATTACTTTAACGAGCGAGCGCTGCGGGACATCGAAAGATGTGCTGCGACCAGTTGCGCAGTCTGCCAACCCGCGGTGCCTCGCTCTCCATCTTGGCAGGTGGGTTCGAGGCTTCACTGAAAACAACTGGAGTCTTGTAATGCAAGAAAACTCATCTATTGGTGCATCCGCGCCTGTCTTATCTATCGTCAAAAATCAAGTCACAGCGCTTTCTACCGACGTCGCTCAGTTTTTTGGAAAGTTGCATAAGCACGTCATCCGCGATATTGAAAATCTGCTCTCTAACCTGCCTGCCGAACGTCAGTCCAATTTTGGACAGACGTTCGTAACCCGCGCCAATCCTAAGAATCCGCAAGTTAAGATTCAATCCAAAGCCTACCGCATGACTCGTGACGGTTTCACGCTTCTGGTCATGGGTTGGACCGGAGAGAAAGCGCTTCAATTCAAACTTGCCTGGCTTGATGCTTTCAACAAAATGGAAGAAGAACTCAGAGCCAAAAATACGGTTCAAGCTCTTCCTCTCTCCTCTCCACTTGGAAAGTCTATCGCGCCAGCTATCAATGCGGCTCCCATGCTCCATGGACAACTTCAATGCGTCCAATTAGCCATGAAGGATCGTTTTACCAATCAGCGTGATTTACTCCGCGCTTATTCAATCCTTCAGCACCATTTTTGCGTAACGTCGTATCGTCAAATTCCCGCAGCGAGATTTGATGAGCTCATGGACTACATCAAATCTATGGAGATGAAACCCCTCCGCGTAAAGAAATCCAATGCGTTCCTAGCAACATCAGATAACGACCTTATAAGTCGCTTCGGGATCACCATCATAAACGGGGAACCCAAAATTTATGAGCTGGGCGATGCGTGGCATTTAGTCAGGGTGGGCAGCTATGAGTGGATCAAGGCCTACTGCGAAAACCGACTGCCTGCTAACCAAGTACCTGATTTACTCAAAGCACTTCTCCACCGCTTGAATAAAGAAACTCTCTAATAAATAAAACGAGGGGCCCTCGCCCCTCAAAGGATAAATCATGAAGATTCTAATCATCGTTTTAGCTTCGATTTTTGCCCTGATAGCAGGCATGTTTATTACAGGCCTTCTGACCAAAATTGACAGCCTGACGTATCAAGTCCTCCAGCTTCAGGCCCGCGTCCGCCGCATGGAGAAAAAAGAGGAGAACCGATAATGACGCCCGAAGGCAAAGTCGTCGCGCTGATTAAAAAACGCATCAAAGAGGCGGGCGGCGAGGTTCGTAAATGCTCCTGGGAGAACTGCCGGGGAGCGCCCGACCTGCTCGTCATGCTCCCGGGCGTGCATGCCTGGATTGAGGCGAAGGCGCACAACGGCGCGCTCAGGCCTCATCAGGTCCGCGAGCATGCTCGGTTGCAGAATGCCGGATGCCAGGTCTACGTCGTATGCGGCGAGGATCAGGCCGAGTCCCTGGTGAGCCACCTTGTTGCATTGTCTCGATCTGTGGAGCCGTAACTATGCCGAGAGATTTCAAGCCCTGGCCTTACCAGGAACTCATGATCCGATTCGCTTTGAAAAATAAGCGCTGCGGATTGTTCGTCCCGATGGGCATGGGCAAAACTTCAAGCGCGCTCATGATTATCCAGATCCTAAAAGATCTTTATGGTGAAGGTCCGGCGCTTGTAATCGCTCCGCTTGCGGTAGCCCGTAATGCCTGGCCGAGTGAAGTGCGGAAGTGGAATGATTTCAGCCACCTCAAAGTGTCACCGATCCTCGGCAGCACGAAGGAGCGCGTCAAGGCCTTACATACCAAAGCCGATGTCTATGTCATTAACTATGACAATCTGCAGTGGCTGGATAACTATCTCACGAGCCATAACTACACGTGGCCCTTCCCGGTTGTCGTAGCCGACGAGTCCACCAGGCTGAAAAGTTTCCGGACAAGACAAGGTTCTAAGCGAGCGAAGGCGCTGGCCAAGTTCACCAACTTCTTCAGGCGGTTTATTGCGCTCACCGGTACGCCCTCTCCTAACGGGCTCAATGATCTGTGGGGCCAGTTGTGGTTTATCGACAACGGCCAGCGCCTGGGGAAGTCTTTCACCGCGTTTCACGAGCGTTGGTTTAGACCTCTGAGAGTCGGCGCGACTGCGGCCGCCGTGCAGTGGGTGCCGTTGGAGCACGCCCAGGAGCAGATTCAGAATGCCATTTCGGATGTCTGCTTGTCGATTAAGGCTGAGGATTATTTCGATTTAGACAAGCCGCATTTTGTGAACGTCGAAGTCGAATTGCCGGACGAGGCAAAGGCGCTGTATGACGACATGGAGCGGGAGCTCTTTGTCGAGCTGGCCAATGCCACCACGGTGGAAGCAGCTAACGCCGCGGCTAAAACGGTGAAGTGCCTCCAGCTCGCCAACGGTGCGATCTACACCGACGACACCCATAACTGGCAGGAGGTGCATACGGCCAAGCTCGACGCGCTCGCCTCCATTGTCGAGGAAGCTGCAGGCGAACCGCTCCTTGTGGCCTACCAATTTAAGACAGACCTTGCCCGCATTCTTGAGGCATTCCCAAAAGCCCGCGCCTTCGATAAACGTCCGGAAACAGTCGAGGCTTTTAACAACGGCGAGATTCCCATGCTCCTGGTGCACCCCGCGAGCGCCGGGCACGGCCTGAGTCTGCAGGACGGCTCCAGCAAGCTCGTGTTCTTTAGCCAGTGGTGGAATTTGGAAGAGTACCTCCAGGTGATTGAGCGTATCGGCCCGATGCGCCAAATGCAGGCCGGCCACCCGCGAGTCGTCACGGTCTATCAGATCCTGGCAAAGGACACGATCGACTATGTGGCCTTGGCTAAAAAACGATCTAAGCGGGAAGTTCAGGACATGCTGCTGGACTACCTAAGAAACAAAGGAGAGAAAAATGAACCTTCTCGATCAAAGAATTAAGACGTTTGCATCCCAGGGGCTGAGTCCATATGAGATTGAAGAGAAGCTCGGGATCAAACACTACACCATCCGTATCGAACACCACGAAGCCCTTATGGCCGGTTATTCCAGTGACACCAAAAGCGAAAAGAAATTAGCGGCAAAAGAACGCAAAAGAGAATATCAGCGCACCTATGATGCGGCCCACCGTAAGGAGCGAGCCCGCAAAAAACGACAGCGTTATGCGAATGATCCGGAGTTTCGGAAGCGCAAACAAGAGGCGGAAAAAAGATACAGAGAAAAACACGCGCTCGAGCTTAGCGCAAGACGTAGAGAAAGATATTGGAAGAAAAAGGAAGAGGAGTTAAGACATGTCTGATTTAGTAAACCATCCCGCCCATTACGAAGAGCAATCCATTCGCCTGGAGCCGATCGACTTCTGCGAGCGGCTCCCGTTCTGCGAAGGTAACGCCATCAAATATTGTTTCCGGGCCGGCCATAAGGAGGGCGCAAGCGAGTTGCTCGATCTTAAAAAAGCTCAGTGGTATTTGAATCGCAGAAGCTCAGAGGACGCTTTGGAAATGAATGACCGCGACTATGCGTCCTTCCTAAATATGACTCGCTTATTTAAGCGCTCCAGCGGTATCTTGAAGGACTTCATTAACAAATGGAATAACCTCACGGCCTTTGACGGCGACTTTTGGTCCTGTTTAGAAGGCTGTATAGCCGAGCGTATCAAGAAGCTGGAGGCCCGTGAGTCACTCAATAGATTTACAATCGGGAGTAAAGAATGACAGCGACCTGGTTAAGCAAAATGGAGCTTGCAACTTACCTCGGTATCACGACCAGGACCGTGGACCGCTGGAGAAAAGATGCGGACTTCTATAAATTTCCGACGCCCCGCTATATTGCAGGGCGTCCACG